CTGGGGCATAAACTTTGCACCTGGTACATCAAAGGTAAATTGGTCTGCTAACTCGTAGTAGACGTGTGGTTCTGCTTCAACCTTTAGATATACTTCGTTCTTTTTAGAAATAATCAAATGAGACATATTTTATATCATATTGATACAAATATTTATTTTCTATTTTTAAGAGCATTTTTTATAGAAATACTCATTTTTTTCTTCGTCTCTTCGCTTCTTTTTGTTCCAAGAGTTTTTTTATTACCCATACTTTTTTGAGATATTTTTTTATTTCTTTGATCCCAAATATAATCTTTTAATTCTTCCGCACTTTTAAAAATAACATCAGAATTTATCAAAAATATATATTGAGAATATGAAATATTATTATCAACGCAGGCAGACCTTATTGAGTAGTATTCTTTATCAAATATTTTTACCGATTTTACGTTAGGTGGTATTCTCCCTTTCATTCTTTCTATATGTTTTTTAGTTGCTTCTTTTTGTTTTTCAGTTCTATTATTTCCTTTAAGTCTTATCGCACAATTAAAATCTATCTTAATACCTTTTCTTAATGGTGGATTGTCTCCACCATCAGTTCTATTGTGAAGAATTCCTGTCCCCAAATCTTTTCTACCGAAGACAGCAATCATATATTTTTCGTGTTGGAGTGCTTCTTCTTCGGTCAGATTTTGTTTAAGAAATACAACTTTTGATTTATCTTTCGGTGGTTTTACATCCTTTTTATTTCTTCTATAAACCCTATCATTTTTTCCCTTACCAATATAGTAAGGTGTTCTATCTTCACGCAGATATGCGTAAGTGTAATATTCTTTCATTTGTGTCTGGGGAATGACCTATTAATATTTATAATAATAAAGGTGGGACTTACACAACCCATATCTCCCCAGACACTGGTTGCTGCCCACGTTATTAGTTATATCCTGCAGTAAATTTTAAAAACTCTATACTATTTTTGATTTGGTAAGTTCTGTTAGATATACACTTTATAATCTCTTCCAGGAACTTAAGCATAATATCATAATAGCGAATCTTCATATCCACTTTGGTCAATCGCTCATCGGCATCCATATGCCTTTGTAATGCCTCTTTATCTCTAACTTTGTACGGAAATGGTTCTTCTTCGTAAACCTCTGCTGGTGCCTTTCCAGAGTAGTAATTATATCTTTCCAGTCGAACTCTATTGTAAGTTTCTCTTGCCTTCTCTCTCAATAAAGTAACGGTATTATAAAGAGTATAATACTTTGAGTGAAGTTGTGGAATTTTTAATGATTCATCATGTAAGTTATCAGGATCAATGACAGAATCCCTCTGCCACATCTCTTGAATTTCATCAAGGTTCATAAAGGATTGCCGTTGGGATCAAGGATATTGTAGATAGTATACTTGAAAGTCACCTCTGCTGTAAAGTAGTTGATATCGTTGTCGGATGCTGTAAAATCTAGGGATGTGAGTGAAGTTGGAAATAGATCCTTAAATTTTACCGTTGCAACATCACGATAGTTACTATTCAAGATATGTAAAGTACCATCACAATATTGTAACTTTCGATCTTCCTGCCCGTCTTCACCAGTGGTTAGATCTTTGAATTGTTGGAAAGATTCTGGGAATCCAAGACCAGTCATCCAATTATGGATAATCATGTAGTTCTTGAGATCTTCATCCACCAAAAATGACATACTAAAATCTTCAAATACCAATTCATCTCCTGGAACATCTAGAATCCTATATGTTGTTCCTTGAAGTGCAGTTCCCAAAGTAATTCCTGGGATCTTTGCGGTATTTGAAAAAAAATCAACCTTTTCTTTAGATGCCAAAGAAAGTTTAAAACCAATAGGAGATAAAAAGTTCCTATTGGTTAATTGAGTATCATAAAAATTTGCCATAATCAGTCACTGATGATGAGACTGTACCACTCATCGCTCATACCACTGATGATTTTATCGGCACCTTCTTTATCTTGAGTATAACCTTCACTAATGAGATGCTCTACAACCTTCTCATAGTGCTCATGAATAATTTTTGCTTCTTTAGGTGTTGGATGCATTTTCTTAAACTTGATATATTTTATTTAGACAAAAAAAGAGGGGTCTGTGACCCCTCTGATTAAACCTTGTGAAAATGGATCACATGAGGTTGTCAACACGAACGCGTCTGTAGTAGCGGTTGGAGTTTCTGGTGATACGTCCAAGACCCGCATCGGTGCCTTCAGCGAATGGGTTAGCAACAAGACCGTAACGGGTCTTAAAGCCGATCTTAGGCTGGAAGGTGTTCTCTCCAACGGCACGAACCATCTGGAGGGGAACATATGGGCAATAGAAGAGACCAGCGTCATAAGGTGAAGAACCCTTATAACCAACAACGTAGTACTGGTTAGCAGCAACGTTTGCCGAATAAGGATCGATGTATACACGATACTTACCTTGGAGAACACCAGCGAAGGTGTTACCAGTGTCATCAACGTTGAGGTTTGCGTTCAGAGCAGGGGTGTAATCGAGAACGCCTGCCATGGTCAGTGCGGAAGCAACGTCTGCAGAGCAGAGGATCATGTTGCCCTTTCCTCTACGAGTTCTTTGTGCGATAGCGTTAGCATCGCGCTCGATTTGGAAGATAAGACCCTTGAACTTCTCAACGCTCCAGCGTCCGTTGGAGTCAACGTCGAGGTCGAACTTACCAGCGGTAGCAACGTTTGCTTGTGCTCCAGATTCTGCAGCCTTATAGATGGTACGAATAACTTCGCGGTTGATCTCAGCAAGAATCTCGGTTGAGAGAATATTTGCGAGTTCCGCTTCAGCATTCAAACCATGAATGGCGCGGAGGTCTTGAGCAAGCTCAAGGCTGTATTCTGCTTTCAGAGCACGGCTCTTTGCAGTAACGGTGACCTTCTCGATCGAGAACGCCATCTGGTTGAACTCATTGCTGTCGGTGCCGAGTGCTTCAGCATCTTCAGTGTTCATACCACGACCAACTCTATAAGCGAGTTGCTCTGAATCTGAATCTGGGCTCAGGAGACCAGGATTGCTGCCCGATTGAGCAGTAGTACCGAAACCAACGGTAACACCATCAGAACCAGAAACGTAAGGATCACCGATTTCTGAAGAATCAGCTGCTGGGGTGTTGTCGGTTCCAGAGAATGCGGTATCTGCTTCGTTGAAGAAGGCTTCGGTGCCGCCTTGTGAACGATAGCGTGAACGCATTGCGAAGATCAGTCCAGTAGGACCGTTCATTGGCTGAACGCCTGCGAGGTCATAAGCGACCAGGTTAGGCATTGAACGTCTGATCAGGGAGATCAGAACGGGATCGAAACCAGCGGTTGGTGAGGAAGCACCAGCAGAGAAACCTGCGGTTGCGCCTGAAGAACCAGTGGAGTTAATTGGTGCTGCTTCGTTAAGGAATGCACGCTCTTCGCGCATTTCCTTCTCTTGGTTTTCTAGCAGGATAGCGGTGACAGCTCTACGATGGGAATCCTTAATAGGATCCATACCATCATAATCAAGAACGGGTGCCCACTTCTCCTGCAGTTGTTCAGAATTGTACATCTGCATTTGAATTTTACCTCTTTAAAAAAGTTAGTTTGAACTATAATCTAAAAATCACTTTTTGGAAGCTCTGCTAAGAACTGAGAGATATGACTCCATAAGAGGAGAAACACTCGCTGTAGATTCCTCTACAGTTTCAACTTCTTCAGCAACTTCTCTCTGAGCACTAGTTGCGCTCTCCGAGAAATAAGAATTTCTCAAAGTAACTAGTTTCTCACGATAGGTCTCTTCACCATCAAACTCAACATTTTCGGCAAGAGAAGCGAGTTTTTCTTTCTGAGTAAGTGCAAGACCCTCAGAAACCTCTGCAAAAATTACATCAGCGACTGACTCTGCTAATCTACGATTTAGAGCAACGTTTCTATCGATTTGCTCGTTGAGTTTAGACTCCATTTCATCTAGCTTATCTACCATGCTCTCAAGCACATCATATCTATCTTCAGGGACGGTTACATAATGATCTTCAAAAAGACTCTTCATTCCTTGGAGGAATGATTCGGTCATCTCGGTCTTGAGACCGTGCTCAATTGAGAGTGCATTTTCTTCGATCCACTCTTGAGCAACGTACTCAAGGTAAGAATCAACACGCTCTACAAGTTCGGTCTTGATAGCAGCAACTTCTTCAACGAGTTGCTCTTCGTATTGTGCCTGAACTTGCTCTTTGATTTCTGCAACTTTAGATTTGATTGCGGTTTCAAAGATAGTGCGTGCTTTATCTTGGAATTCTTCGGAAAGTTCTTCACCAGCGAGAAGCGCGTTAACATCTTCTTCGATGGAGAACTCTTCTTCGGTTTCTTCGTCGGTAGCTTCAGCAACTACTTCCTCTTCGGTTGTCTCTTCTTCAGAAACAACTTCTTCTTCAGTAGTTTCTTCTTCAGCAACTACTTCACCTTCAACTTCGGTTTCCTCTTCCTTCATACCCTTAGGCATGGGATCGGCAGGTTTTGCACCTTTGTTGACTACATTCTTGACTTGAGCAAGAGATGCGCCAGGTTCTTTGAGCTTTGCTGAATCGTCATCGGGACGATAGTTTTCTGGGGAGGGACCGCCGAGATCTTCAACACTTGGTTGACCTGGGGTATCCAGATCCAACCTAGGCATTGGTTCTGCAGGCTTAGCCCCTTTGGTTACTACGTTTTCCATTTCTTGTAAATTGCTACCAACGGACATTTGATTTATTAGATTTGTGTATTAATCTATATTTATTTATAAATTAAAGATTTGATAGAAATTCGTTGAATAAATTCAACTTATGCTCTTCAAGTCTTCTTTGATCGACGAGAGTATTAATACGTCTCTTTGTGTTTTCTGCGAGTTGTTCACGAAGTTTTCCACCTTCCCAAATCCACTCTTTACCTTCCATAATTCCCTGAACAAAAGCATCAGGTGCGGAAGGATCGGCAACGATGTCAGCAGCAGTTGCTAACATGAAATCTTCACCGACAACTTTATAACCATTGCGATCTTCTCTCAAAGATCCAACACCACGAGAAGAAACACCCAGACATACACCTTCATCAATGAGCGATCTTGCGATCTTACCCATTGGAGTTTCAAGAAGTTGTGCCTTACCTCTAAAATTATTACCCTCTTGAGTGAGAGAAATAATTTTATGAGAAACACGATCAAGATTAACGGTTGGACCGTCAGGGTGACCGAGTTCTCCTAAAGCACGTCCTTTTTGAATGAAGCTTTCATCGTATCTAGCAACTTCACGTGAAAGAGTTTCCATGGGGTACATACGACCATTACGGTTCTTGATGTCTCCCTGAAGAAATACTCCTTCAATGAAGCACTTCTTACACTTACCCTTTCCTTCGGTAATAAATTCGACCTTTGAAATTTCTTCTGTGATAAGTTTCATTTGATTATCCAGTAAATCCTACTTTTGTACCTGAAACAGTTCCACCAACTGCAAAAACGCAATATGAAGGATTCTTTTCCAAATACTCAACTGTATTGCCTAGCATTGTAAATGAACCAACACCAGTTCCACCTTGTGTTTCTACGACTGAAACTACAGCAGCAGAATTATTATTATTTACAAGGCGAACAACAGTAGCACTTGAAAAACTAGTTGCCGTGCCAGTAGCACCGGGAACTGCAATTTCATCTGCTAGAAGTAACGTTCTTGCCATTATTCTTCCTCTTGTGATCCTGCATCAAACATTGTTGCTGCAACTTCTGGGCGTAAACCCTCAATTTTTTCGGATGCTTTTGCAAATAAAGCATCTTTAATTTTTCCGCTAATGTCAGAAGCAGAAGAGTCAGTTGCAATCAAATCGACAATATCTTCCATGAAATTAATTTATGTGATATATTTTCTATTTATATTTCTGCCGATTTAGTGTCTTTTTGGAAATTGGCATCTGTTTTTGCAGATGCTGCCTCTAAATCTGGTTCCATTGGAACATCACCCAAAAGATCTCCACCTTCTGGAGGTAGCGGTTCTCCTGTAATTGGATCTACTGAATTTGGATCTGGAATAATTCCATCCTTAATTTCCTTTTCAATTTGCTCATCAATCTCGATGATTTCTGCATCGGTTTGACGTAATACCTTACGACGAACATAATCCACTGAAAAATATTTGCCAATATATGGTTCAATAGTTGCCAGAGTTCCCAAACGATCATTCATCAATTCGCTTTCTTTTAATTCTGCAAACTGATTATCGTATAAGAAATCATATTGAATATGATCTGAAATTTTATCCCAGTCTTCTGGAGTTACGATGTTCTTGAGAATCAATTGCGTTTTTAACATATCGCTAAAAAGATTTGCAAAACGCTTTCTCAGTCTTCCAACAAACTTGGAAAACTTGAGTTCGTCTCTTAAGATTTCTGAAGAACGACCCAAATTGAATCCACCATCATTTGCAATTCTGGATTCTGGAACTCCAAGTGCTCTGTAAAGTTTCTTCTGGAAATATTCGATATCAGACAGTTCACCAAGATTTTGACCGCCAGGAAGTGTGGTAATTTCTGTACCACGACCACCTTCTCTTCTTGGAAGCCAGAAATCTTCAAGCATACTCATATACTTG